TCCTCGTTTACACACATGGTTGAGGCTGTAAAAGGCGAAGACCTGCGCGTTAGTATGTCGTTCAACACCTTCCCGGTTGGCTACGTCGGAGACGACGACAGCCTCACCGGCTTGCATCTGTAAGGATCAGGCACATGGCCCATTTCGCTGAATTAGACGCCAACAATGTGGTCCTACGGGTCATCGTTGTCGGCAACCCAGACACCGCCGATGCAAATGGTGTGGAAAAAGAGTACATTGGTGCAGCTTTCTGCGAACGCTTGCTAGGCGGCACATGGAAGCAGACCAGCTACAACGGCAATATCCGCAAACATTACGCTGGGATTGGCTACACTTACGACGCTGGCCGGGATGCGTTTATCACCCCCCAGCCGTATCCGTCCTGGGCGCTGGACGCTAACGCCGATTGGCAAGCCCCGGTGCCGAAGCCCGACGACGGCAAGATGTACGGGTGGGACGAAGAGACGTTGTCTTGGGTTGAGGCTGCGCCGTTAGTAGGAGCGTAGATAATGCACCTTGATCTTACACTCGATCAGATTAACTTGATTTTGGCCGCATTAGGCAATGCGCCGTTTGTGCAAGTTGAGGCTGTTATTAATGAGATCCGCAAGCAGGCGCAAAGGCAACTTACGCCGGAGCCGACAACGGAATCTTAAAGACTGCGGTAATATCGTTTTGAGGTAAAAATATGCCTGATATCACAGGAGCGGCCTTACCGGGAGAACCGGGGTATATCGCACCTGTTGGCGGGGCAGCCCCGACAACCGGAATGATTAACACCGCCCCCGTTACGGGGGCCGTACCCGCTTCTGGCGCTGCGGTAACCTCCCCCAGCGCGCCCGCTATGGGGTACACGCCCGCTTCGGCGGCTGCGGTCCCTGCCACAAGCGCAGGTTACAATCCGAATGCCTTTGCAATCACACCGGAACAGACGGCTTCGGGTCAGATCAAGAGCCTGATCGACGAAAATTCACCTTTGATGCAGCAAGCGCAGACACGCGCGGCTCAGAAGATGAACGAGCGTGGGCTACTTAATTCGAGCCAAGCGATTGGTGCGGGGCAAGCGGCGCTGTACGAAGCGGCCACACCCATCGCCACGGCAAACGCTGCGGCCTACAACAACGCCATGCTCAATACGGTTAACGCGCAGAACAGAGAGGCCGAATTTCGAGCCAATGCGGCTAACACGGCGGCGACGCAGAACGCTCAACTCGGCACAAACACGAGCCAATTTAACGCAAATGCAGCTAACGTCGCGGGAGCGCAGACGGCCGAGATTAAGAACCGGACGGACCTTGCCACCTTGCAAGGCAACACGTCGGTATCGATTGCAGATAAGCAAGCCGCCACGCAGAAGTATCTGTCCGACACAGACAACGCCAGCAAGGCTGCATTAGCCGCGATTCAGGCTAACACCACTTTGACGGTGGCTGAAAAAGACGCTCAGACCAGAACGACTTTGGCCACCGCCGAAAGCGCGAATAGGGTGGCGTTGCAGGAGATGCAGTCCAACACCAGTATCTCGATAGCCGACAAGCAAGCCTTGACGCAGACCTCTCTTGCGAACGCAGATAATGCTGTCAAGGAACGGCTCGCGGCGGTTCAAGCCAACACCACACTGTCCGCAACGGATAAGCAAACTCAATCAGCTCAGATCATCTCAGCGGCCGATAATGCCAACCGAGAGATGCTTGCCTACATTCAATCAAGCACCACTCTGTCTGGAATAGATAAGCAAGTTTTAGGTCAAGTTGTCATTGCTAACAACGAGAACGCCCTCAAGCAGCGTTTGGCCGAAATACAAGCCGACACAACATTGACCGTAGCGGAACGGCAAGCCGCCGCGCAAAAGTATGCCGCCGATGCGGATAACCTCGCTAGAACGGCCATCGCCAATATTCAGAGAGACACAACTCTAACGGCGCAGCAGAAACAGAATGCGTCTAACGAGTTGATAGCCGCCCGCGACGCAGATTCCAAGACCACGATAGCAAAACTCGGTATAGCTGCCGATTTGGCTAAACTTGACAAGGAACTTGCGAATAGAACGAAAATAGCCGAGTTAGATCTTAAAGGCAGACTAGACGTTGCAAAAATAGGCGGGTCTGTTGATTTGATCGCTAACGCCGGAAAAGATGCCGTCGCTATTACGGGTAATAAAGACATAACACCAGCCAACAAAGACACCGCGTTGGACAACGTCGCTAAAATATTAGATGAGGGTCTTAAAATATTAAATGACGTTTCTCTCGCGAATGACGGCTCTAATCTAGACTTTACGCCAGCGGCCCCCACCACCACCACGGGCGGCGGCGGCGGCGGCGGCGGCGGCGGCGGCGGCGGCGAAACCGAAGGCGACGGGTATCAATACGATCAATACGGTGGCCAAACGGAAGTTTAACCAGAAATGAGAGCTGACATACTAGAGCTGTTGTGGGCCGCGAATGAAGAAGCGGTATTCATTACGAAGCAAGAGTTTTTGGCGGGTTTTGAGGATTGGGCTATCACACCGCATTATGAGAATGGAACGATGGTTGCCGCGACACTTAATAAGGGATCAGAATTTCACTTCGCCCGATTTGGCGGCAAGTGGTCACTAACGCGGGCGGACATTCGCCGCTATCTGAATCCTATTCTGGAGCAGTACGGTTGCGTGACCACGCGGACGCCCAAAGAAGATGTCCGCCAGAGTCGCTTTAATAAGATACTTGGTTTCAAGATAACCGGAGAGGACGAGTTCTACACGCATTTCAGACTCGAACAGCCTTCCGCCAAAGGTATAAGGAACGCATCATGCCCGTAGTAGCTGTAGGTCTAGCGGCTTTTTCAGTAGCCTCCGCCGCCTCGGTAGGTATTGCCGCCCTAAGCGCCTTTGAGATCATCGGAACGGTAGGCGCGGTTGTGGGCGCTGTGGGTGCGGTTACTAAGAACAAGACGTTAACAAAGATTGGAATGATTGCGGGTATCGTCGGTGGTGTGGGTAGTTTTGCGACCAGTCAGGGTTGGATCTCGGACCCCCTGAAGGCCACAAGCGGCATCGGTAAAGGTGTAACGCCGTTCCAAGAGAAGATGAGCCTTGGGGCGCTCAAAACGTCTACGGGGACTGAGTTTAACGCGTTTAACGCGGCAAAAGCTGCCGACACGGCTGTGATGACCGCCGCCGTAGAGGCAGGCAAAAAAACCGGCATAAATGTTATGTCGCTTGAGCCCGGTGCCGCTGTTAGCGGCGAAACCGCTACCGCGCTCGCGTCCGAAGTTGCTAAGACTACAGCCGATGTCGCCGGGACCAGTTCTGGGTTTCTGGCGTTTGCAGAGAAAAATCCGGCAATAACTTTCGGCGCAATAACTACATTGGGCACCGCCGCCGCCGGAGCTTTCGACCCAAGCGTCGGCCCCGGAATAGAAAAAACAAATGCGGAGACCGCTGCGTTAACCGCAGATACCGCTCTGAAAGAACAGCAACGGTTGAATATGTTGGCACCTTTAGGGACGTTCCAGCCCAAAGCCCCGACCGCCGTTGCACAAGCAACCCCTCCGGTGGGTTACACAATAGATCCGGTTACGGGTAAGCTGCGCGCGCCGGGTCTTATAAACGCCTACGCGAACACGGTTACGGGAGTGCCAGCATGACCGGATTATTGATCGAAAACACGCTTCTTAGGCAGACCGAAGTATCGGTCGAGAAGACGGTTCCTGCGTATGACCGCGATAACTATCTCAAGATCGTCGTTGCGGGCATGAAATACGCTATGTTCAAGGGGTCTGACAGCGTTATTGCTTCGCTTCGAAACAGCAAAGACCCCCTGTCTGATTCGGTCAAGGGTGCCATCGCCGTTGTAGGCGCGTTGCGTCAGGGTGCTAAAGGCACCATGCCGCTTAAACCAATGGTGGCTGCGGCCCTGACGTTGATGTTGCACGCGCTAGATTTCGCCGAAAAGATGAAACTTTTGACAATAACGCCCGACGAGCTAGATAGGGCTACACAGCTTTTTATGGATACGATCCTACCCTATCTCAAGGTACCTAAAGAGACTCTGGACGCGTCTTTAGAGCAAGTGCATACGCTGCTGCGTGATCCCGACAAGATGACACAATACAAAGGGTACCAAAATGGCGCTTCTAAACTGGGGTAACGCTCTCTCGCAGGCCGGTAAAGGTTTGGCCACGGTAGGTCTTGAAGGCGTCAAAGCCACGCTGGAACAGGACAAAATCCGGCTGGCTGCGAAGCTGGCGGAAGAAGCCACAATTCGTGGTGAAGAGAGAAAATGGACGGCCGAGCAAACCCAACAGCCAATTAGAGCAACTTGGGCGCTCGATGCGGTGAAAAACGCCAAACAAGCTGAGATAGATCTAGCAACAGATCCGACGAACATCGATAAAATAACCAAGGCTAAAACATTAGAACTTACGGCTTTAGATAATTTTCAGACTACCCTAGATAAGCAACACGCAAACGATCCCAAATGGGTAGCGGCGCAAAAAGTTAAATACGATGCTCTTAACCCCTACGCATCCGCTGAAGCCGCCTATAAAAACATCCAGACTAATGCCGCAACACTCAAATACGACACGGATAAAAGCATAAAAGACCTTACCGGTAAAATCGCTACGGAAACCGATCCCGTTATTAAACAGACGCTTATTGCGGAGCGGGATGCGAAAGCATGGTCGATAGAGGGAGACCGCGCGGAGCGTATAGCGAACCGTCAGGAGAGAGCCGGTATAGGTACCTACATAGCTTCGCAACAGACAGAACTTGCACGGTTAAAACAAGCTGGCGCGCCTGATAACGACCCGGACGTTGAGGCTATACGTTCGTCTCTTCCCGGATTTCAAAGCCTATACAAGAGACTAACCGAGGAAGCGTATCCGAAAGATAAAGTCTCCCCCGTTCCCGCACCCGTTGCCGCCCCCGGCAGCGCTGCCACCCCCGGCAAAGCCGCCACCCCCACCATAGTTGAAGCACCGACACCCGTGGGGGGGCTCCTGACCACAATGGGTGAGACTGTGACCACAATGGGTGAGAATGTGACGAGGGAAGGGTTAAAACAACGGGAGCCTACGGTTAAATCCATGGCGGAAAAAATAAACGCTGCTGTAGCGAAAGGACCGGACGAGACCGGGAAGTTGACACTTCCTCACGGTTATATGGATACCTTTGAGTTAGGTCTGACGAGTTACAAAGACAAGAACTTCTTTAGTCCAGCGGCCAAGGCCCTATACCAGCAACTCAAGACTGAGGCTGACGAAGCCGCAGCCGCCAAAGACGATAAGAAGAAACCCGTCCCGGCCAATAATGGCAAGACGGTAGTACGCGGCGTTACGATTAGACCGGTAAACTGATGCCGCTTTTCAGGCTTGAAAAAGATAACGCGGCCTTCAATGTAGACGCGCCCGACGCGGACGCCGCTCTGGCGGCTTTTGAGATTTACTACACACCGCAGGTCGCGTTCGAAACTCGAATACCCCCCGATCAGGAACCAGCGTTTCAGGCTTGGAAAGCCGCGAACGCACCCAAAGACTCCGGCGCGGATTACGACCTTCACGGCGCGTTTTTGGCGGGTGTTAAACCCGACCCCGAGACCGGTCATTGGCCGGATACGTTCAAGAAGCCGAACCACCCGACATTCTCCGATCAGTCTAAATACGCCGCGTACGGAAAACCGGGAAGTTGGGATGGCGATACCTACGTTCCGGCGGGCGGCGCAGCCCCTGCGCCGAAAGATATGCTCGCGCAACCCGCGCCGAAAGACCTGCTCGCGGAACCCGAAGAGCCGCGCAATATACTTTCCGAGATAGCGGTGCAGGCTTTTGCGGGGCTCGTTGTCGATGTTCCCGACATGATAGGGAAGGCGGCCGATTGGGTGAACCCCGGTTCCGGTAAGGGGTTGCGTGATTGGGCTAAGTCAGAAGAAATCGAGCACCCGTGGCTAGCCCCGCAACTTGAGGGCCGAACTGGTGTTGGCCGCGTGTTTTCTCAGGGTGCTCGAATGCTGGCACCGTCGATGGCTTCCGTCGCGGTTGCTACGGCGGCCGCGTTTGGGGCCGTGGAACTAGGCGCAGGTGTGGGGCTCTCCGCCCTCATTGGTATCGGCACGCGAGAACTAACCACCATAGGTTTATTTGGTGGATCTCAAGCCGAAGACACTTACGAAAAGCTACGGGCCGACGGCGTCTCGGAAGAAGACGCTAAGAAAGCCGGTTGGCTGTCGGGTGCGATTGAAGCGGGCGGCGAGTCCATTGGTGGTATGGCCACACGCGGTCTACTCAAGGGCGTCGTTAGCCCCTTCGTAAAGAACACAGCGGCCGCAATACTCGGTAGAGCCACTTCAACGGCGGTGTTGCGGCCTGCGGCTAAAGCTCTTGTTGTTGGTGCCGGTGAAGAGGCGCTTACGGAATTTGGCCAAGGGGCCGGAGAGACCGCCGTCGAGAATGCCTACGGGGCCAAGAACCCTCAGAGTCCTTGGGTTGTAGGCTTAGAGGGTGGCGAAGCCGCATTGGCTATGAGCGTATTGCTCGCGCCGTTTGGAATACACGCGAACTATAAACGCGCGCAAGAGAACGCTCCGCTTGCGAATGCAGACGCTCCCGAGAACGAACGCTACCGCGCAGCGGTACGCGTACATGCGGACTTGACCGCATTTGACGAAAAGAACGATACGGACCTTCAGACAAAGCTCGAAGATATATCTTCGGACAACAGCAAGTCCGACGGGCAGAAGAACGCAGAACGGCAAGAGGCCCGCAGCAACGCGCGTAAAGACGCCGGGAATAATTGGGCTTCTAACGTATGGGCCCGCAACGCCGGGTTGGCCATTCAGCAGAAGCTGGCTGTGGATCTCAGCCCCGAACAGCTCACCACGCCCGCCGAACCGAACGCGCCCGAGCCGGATCAGCCGCTTGATAAGGCAGCCTTATTTTCGGAGAGCCGCGCAAGGACGGCGGCTATTGAAGCCAAACTTGCTGCTGCTGCGAAGCCAACGCCTGCCGAGAGAGAAGTTGCGCCGTCGGCCGCCGAGACGGAAGCCACGCTTGCTAAGAAGAAAGCTGACGCCCTAAACGGTTCCCAGGGCCCCGCACCTATTGTTAAACGCATTACAAATATTAATGAAACCATAGAGGACTTTGCCGCTGCGGCAACTTTAGCGGCCGGTACGGTATCCAATCCGGTAACTGTGCCGGACCGTATCGCCGAAGGGTACAAGGAAGTCCCAAGCGGTTCTGAATATCGCACGCGTCTTACAAAGACGAACGACGACAATACGGTCAATACGATTGAAGTGGGCTCAAACGGCGCTGTGGAAAGCGACCTTACGGTATTGGGCAACTTCACGGTAAACGATGCGCCAGTTTCCGTCCGGTTTGATAACATTAATAGCCGCCTTCAGGCTATCGAAGAAGACGGCAACGTCACGGACTTGTCCGACGATGCCAATCGCAAGTACACCTCCGGGTCTCCGCTTCTCGATATTCTTCAGGCCGAAGACCCGGGTGCGACCATTGCGCCCGTCGCCCTTGGCGAGACCGTAGCGCCTGCCGAGACGCCCGCAGGTTCGCCTCAACCGCGTGAATTTGTCTTCGCACCCGAGCGCGCGGCGGATACGCCCGCAGCTTTTGCACCGCCCAAAGAATTTGAACTCGCTGGAGATACGGAACTCGCGGCAAGAGTTCTCGACACGGCGGAGACTAAAGTCGCGGAAATTCCGGCGGAGTTCCAACCAGCGTTTATGAGCGCTGTGAACGAGTTCTTGGGTCTTGCGCCCTTCACCACGGCGCGGGAGATGGACAAAGAAAGCCCGGAGTGGAATGCGGCTTATGTAGCGGGATGGACACACGCAGGAGAACAGCGCGCCGCGACTGAAGACGCTGCGCCCGTAGCCCAAACAGCCGCTCCGCAACCAATCAACCTAGACGCGCAGATCGAAAACTTGAAAGAGAAGGCGTCTCAGGCTGACCCCGGATCCATCGCGAGCCGCATTTTAAGTCGTACAGTTGAGCACCTCACAGCGCCCACTAAGGCGTCGCGGGTTAATCTTAAATCCGTTTTGCTAAACCCGGAAGCCAAAGCAGGGGCCGACGCACAAGTCGTCGAAGCGGTTGACGCGGCGAAAGCAGCGCTTGCGTCCGAAGGTGAAGCGACTTTCACCGCTTCAAAGCCGGACATAAACAAAAAACGTATGACGAAGCTACTCGGCCCGCAGCTCTACGGTAACATGAGCGATATCGGCATCGTGACCGTTAAGGAATTGTTCCAGAACTCTTTCGATGCGGTCAAGGGTGCGCTAGAGCGCGGCAGCATTTCTCTCGGCCACATCAACATAACCACGGATAGAACCGCACGCACGATTACCATTGTAGACGACGGCGGCGGGATGGCTTTAGACACCATCAACAAGGCTTTCTTGACCATGGCGGGGACAGAGAAAGACACCGCCCGCGCGTCGGGTGGCCTTGGCATAGCCAAAATGCTTTTCTTGCTGGGCAACAAGGCGTTGCGTTTGGAGACGGTGCGAGCGGGCAAAATTCATCGGATGGATACGTCGGGCGAACAGATTGCGGAGGCTCTCGATGACAGCACCCGCGCGCCTCAGATTGAAACCCGTTCCACAACCGCCGCGCCGGGAACTACGGTAGTTGTTACCCTTCCAGAGACCTATGTGGATACAGACACCGAAGAAGTCAAAAATATATACTTCCCGGCTAATTATGAACTGCGCGACCTAATAGACGCCAGCCCCCTATTCGCGAATATTGATGTCGTATTTAACGGTGAGATACGTCCTGTCGGCGCAAGGTACGAACTTAACGGCGCTACTCTTCTGACAGCGGTAAAGTTTGCGTGGGGTACGGCCCGATTGTTGGTCCGGCCCAACAAATACTCAAGCCGGGGCGGCAATTTTAACGTGCTGTCGGAAGGTTTGAACCAGTTTTCTCTCGGAATATCTAAAGAGCCCGGAAGGCCGTATAGCGACCCCGTTCCCTACGACTTCATACTTAATTTAGAGCCCGACGTTAAAGCGGATTCGCCGCGTTACCCTATCGCGCTAAACCGTAAAGACTTCTCCCCGTCGGGGAAAAGCGATATGGCGGCCTTGATAAGCTATGTAAATGTCCTGTACGCAAATAAGTCGGAACAAGATTCCGCCAAATCGTTTGGTCAGTTGACGCTTATCTCGCAAAGCCCGCAGGGGTCGGTACTCAAACGCATCGACCTCAACATCCCCGACGCAGCGGTAGGATCAGTGCTTTCTATCGATCCTTCGGATGTGGTGACGGTAACCGACGGCCGCGTGTACGTTAACAATAAGTTAACGCCGCCGTTGACCAAAGAAAACATTAAGGCGATGCGGCGTGACCCGGCCCAGTTCCGCGTAGATCAAAGTCAAATTGACCCCCGCGACATCTTAGTTCACGACAACGTGCTGACGGACGGAAAACCGCTGCTGGAAGAAGCCCGCCTAGCGTTAGGTGCGAATGCCGTTAACGGGTTTCTGCGCGATTTTGGTGTTGTGCTGCAAGAGCTGCGCGCGGCCGTGGCCCGTGTAGGGGGAGCTTCATACGCATCCGTAACCCAAGTTCCTACCGGGCTTAGTTTTGACCTTGAATACTACGGGGTCAACACGGTTATTCCGTTCAAAGCCATCATGCTTAACCCGCTGGTAGTGCGCGATAAGGAAACGGGCGGCCCGATGAGACCTGACACCGTGTCGCGCGCCGACAGGGCTGGCACATTTGTCGGAACCATGGTTCACGAACTAACGCACCATGCGGAACGGAACCACAGCGAAACTGGATTTATCCCGGAACTTGCTAGATTATCGGTGCAGTTGGCGGTCTCGGGCGATATGGCGACCGCAGTACAGAATGTAGATCAGCTACTGCAACGCTACGATGCGGTGGCCGAATATTTTATGGAAAGGAACGCAAATGGTAATCTCACAGCTCGTGGAATCCGCTTGGACGGCGATGCCGAACTTACAAAATTTCAGCGGCTACCTGAGCGGGCTGCTAGGCCCGGCGGAGCAGGAAGGGATGGGGCAGACTCGGTACGCGAAGGAGTTGGGCGCGGCAATACGACTAGCACCCGAAGCCAAGAACGCGGCGGATCTGCTGCGGAAGGTGGAGATGGCGCTGCGGTAGCTCTCCCAAGAAGAGTTTTGAAGGGGCGTGTTCCGGAACTTCAAGATGCAGCCGATAAGGTGTACGCGGGGCTTATGTCTCGCGAGGAATACCAAAGGTTAGTGGACATCTATAAACCTGTCCGGCCCTTCACATCTGTTCCGGCGATGCCGACTCAACTTGATCTAGAGCGTGGGTTGCGTAAGGACCAGATTGCGCGTATTGGCCAAGAGACAAACATCCCTGAAGGCGAAGCTGTTGGGTTGCGGCTTGATATCGAGGCGTATACCGACAACAACGTGTGGGCTCCGACTATCCACAAAGGTCATGCCGAGGGCAGCAAGCCTATCGCTCACGCACCCTTCGCGCGTATCACCGACGTCGATTTTGGTGTCTCTTCGGATAAAGCGCTGCGCGTAGCGCGCGGCGGCGCAAAATCACCGTTTGCTAAAATGGATGGTTTCTGGACAAAAACTTCCGCTGAAGACATTCAAGCGATGGCGGAAAAGTTCCTTAACGACCCTGCCTGGACTCAAGTCGGCATGGACCCAGAACGCCACGAGGGGTTCTACGACCGCAGAACGCAACGTCAACTGGCACATGCTGATGAGGTCATTCAGATTGGGCCGCTAGTGTTGGCCCGAAATGTGACGTTCAGAGACATCAGTGATGTACGTTATTCTGTCAAGTCCGACAAGATGGGCGCGACGGGAACGGCCAAAGCGTGGGTAGAATTTGCGGAAGTTAAGAAGCTCATAGACTTCGGTGTTGTTAAGACGCTGGCCCAAGCCAAAGCGGCGGCCGAGGCGGACTACACGAAGACCTTCGACGCTCTTCCAGCCTTCGACGCCAAAGCGTACCTAGAGGGTGTCATCGCGGTAGAAGGCCCGCTGCTTCCTCAGAACATACAGGATGCAATTCAAGCGTACAAAAACGGCGACGAAGGCGGCGCGGTTGGTACGTTATTGGCGGATGTAAAGAGGGCTCGTGAAGGAAACATAGCCCGCTGGAAGAACTACTTCGACAATGTAAACACAGAACAAGGTTCAGATCCGTTCTGGAAGAGCTATGTAGCCCACGGCGTTGTGAACACGTTTGATGCGACGAAACCCAATACGGGCGAGACCTTCAACGCTGCGGCTCTTGCGACGGTGTACGGTAAGTTCCTTGAAGGCACCGCGCCTAATTTCACTAAGGCGTACCGTGCCGCGAAGATGGCGGCCACAGCCGATTTGGTGGAGCTTGGGGATGCTCAAAACGGTTGGCGTAAGGTGCCTCAAACAGCCAAGTCTGATCCAAATTTTGCGGAACGTGTTGCCGAGGTTCAAGCCATCAGTAGCGAGAGCTGGTGCACTAAAACATATAACGCCGCGCCGTACATAGCACAGGGCGACTTTTGGGTTTATGTGGACAACGGTAAACCCGAGCTGGCGATACGCTTTGAAGGATCGGACGTTGCGGAAATTCAAGGCCGGGCCAATAACGGCAGTATTCCATCTCAGTACGCGGGCGAGGTGCAGGCGCTTGTTGATTCTGGAAAGATTCAGAATCTCGCGCCAAGAACTAAGAAAGCTCTGCAAGACGCAACGGATAGGTCTCTGGCACTTAAGAGACTGGCGTCGGAAGCCACTTTCGTCGAGGAAATTGACAGTGGCGGAGCCAGCATCCGCGTATACGAAAAGGCCAATGGTGACCTTGTCCTTCTAACGGAGGGTCCATGGTCATACCTACCGGCCCAGTACGCCAATAGGGTTGTAGAAGTTATCGGTAACCTCTACATGTCCTATGGCGTGCAGGCTAACAACCTGACAACGGTGAGCGGTGACCTTCAAGTAGATGTAGGCGTGCAAGTCAACAACCTGACGACGGTGGGTGGCCGCGTTGTCCTGCACAGATTCGTGCAAGCCAACAGCCTGACGACGGTAGGGGGTGGGCTCTACATGCACGAAAACGCGGAAGCCAACAACCTGACGACGGTGGGGGGTGACCTCACCCTGCTCGTAGGCGCGCAAGCCAACAGCGTGACGACGGTGGGGGGTGACCTCGAACTGCACAGAGGCGCGCAAGCCAACAGTGTGACGACGGTGGGGGGTAACCTCGCCCTGCTCGAAGGCGCGCAAGCCAACAGCGTGACGACGGTGGGGGGTAACCTCCTCCTAAGCGAAGGCGCGCAAGCCAACAATGTGACGACGGTGGGGGGTGACCTCCTCCTGTACAAAGACGCGCAAGCCAACAGTCTGACGACGGTGGGTGGTGACCTCACCGTGGACAAAGACACGCAAGCCAACAGCGTGACGACGGTGGGTGGTGCCCTCATCCTGTACGACGAGAGCGCGCAAGCCTTGTCGCTGCAAGCCGTTGGGGGAAAGGTGTTTGGCAATACACCGAAGAACACTCCAAACTTGAAGCATATTGGCGACAAAGACGCGGTAGAACGTATTAAGGCCCAGACCGAGAAATTCTTAATCGGCACTGCACCCGGCGGTTCTATCACGACTCTCGAAGTTGAAGCGGCGGTCATCAGCGCCTTAGACAAATTGCAGATCGGCACCGAGATATACGGCACCGTAGAAGAAGCGCGGGCCGAGACGGGCGTAGACATTCCCGTGGGCGCTAAGGGGATGTACGCCCAAGGCAAAATACATCTCTTCGCGGAGAATATAACGAATGCGGTTGATGCCCAGATAACGGTCTGGCATGAGATCCTGCACGCGGGTCTGGATCGTTTGTACAAGTCCGGTTCCAAAAAATTCAACGCGGCCCTTGTCACTATCGCGGCGCGGAACCCGAGGGTCCGCGAAGAGGCTGCGAAATGGACTAAGTCGTTTGGCGCGGATTTGGAAGCCGACGCAATACGTTTGGGCCGGACACCAGAGCGGGCCGCACAGTATGTGCGTATGCGGGCTATCGATGAAGCTCTGGCTATTATGTCGAGCGAGAACGTCACTATTCGCGGGTTGGATAAGTTCATCGCCGTTGTGCAGAATATCATCCGTCAGATCGGGCTGACCAAGCTCGCCGACGCGATGGAAGGCAAGACGAACGCAGAAGCATTAGCCCTCATCAGCAAAGCCCGAGGCGCTCTGTTGGCTGATGGTTCTTATGTTGTGACCGATAGCGCCCCGGCGTTCCTTCGCGGGCGAGACCTAGAGGCTCTCACGGTAAACGCAATCCTCCGTGAAAGTTATCCCGCCGTTAAAGCCCGCTCTAGAACTGTGCCCGCAATCGCTACGGAACTTATGTTTAGGGGGCGCGCGGCGCTCAAAAAACTGGGTGTTACAACCGGCGTCATCCAAGGCCCAAACCCCAAAACAGACGATATACTCTCTTCCGCTATCGCGTCCGAAGTTAAGGCCGCACTCGGCCGCACGGGAAAGAACGCGTCCGGCTGGTATTCAACGCGCGTCAAAGAAGCGATGAAGACCGCCCTCAAGCTACACCCGGAACTGGCGGACAAGAACCAGAAGATGGCTTTCACGCTTGCGCTCGCGGTAACGAGCCAAGGTGAGACCGTAGCGTCTAACGTAAGGTTGGCCGAACAAGTTTACGCCAGTTTCAAAAAGACCGGTGTTTTCCCAACCAATGTTTTGGCTAAGAAGCAGAAAAGCATAAACGGAAATTTCCGCCTCCTAAACAAACTGATCGCTAACTTGGGGTTGGACGGGACCAACGAGTTTTTATTCTCGGAGTTCACCGTAAAGCAACTTAACGATGCGGGTTATAAGGTCGGCGGCGAGAATAAACAGACCAAAGTTTACGGTTCGGCAATTCTAGGCCCTAAGATAGGCCAAGGGTTTTACCAGAACCTCAACAACAATTTTACGCCCGTCACGATGGACCTGTGGTTCATGCGCGGTTGGGGTAGGTTAACCGGAAATCTTGTTGGTGGGACGCAGGCCTCACGCACTAAACAACGCGTAAGATTTGAGGCCGCTCTAAAAACCACCGAAAGACCTGTTCCTGAAACGCTGCCCGCCCTTATAAAGTTAGCCCGAGGCGTCGTAAAACAGCATGAGTCTGACTACCGCGAAAACCGCGATAAGTACGACAGCGGAGAGCGGGTAAAGTCAGAGCTTACTTACTCCGCCGAACGTATTATTTTTGGTCTGGCCGGTCTAAAAGAAACCCCGTCAAGCGGCGCTCAAAGAGAGTGGATAAGATCTGTTGTTGCTCAAGCCCGGCAAAAGCTGAAGGCAGACGGGGTAACCATAACGCCTGCCGACTTACAAGCCGTTTGGTGGTATCCGGAAAAAGAGCTGTATAGCAAACTTGGTGGACGAGATAGCGAGGGTATAAATGTCGATTACGCCATTGAACTCAAAAAACTCTATGACAGACGGCGGGCCGAAGGACAACTGGGCTCCGTGGCTGACGGACCCCGACCCGGATCAACCGGAGATGTCGGACGCCCAGGCCGACGCGGCGGCGAAGAACGTGAAAGCTCTGATGGAAAAACTCGCGCGCGAAAGAAAGTAGTCGAGAGCATACCGTACAACGCGGTTCAGACTACGGTTCGTCTGAACAAACTAGAAGACGAAACAGACCCCGTAGCGTTGAAGAACGGCGTCGTGGCGCTCGCGCGTGATCTTAGGGTGCAGGCCGCTAACAGACCTGTACGCGAACGGTCGCGGGGATACGATTGGATACAGGAGCGTCTTCTGCGCGCCGCACGTCTGGGCCAGATGAACCGCGAGCAGGTTCGGCTGGGTATGTGGCTGTTAAACAACAACCCTAATCTTGCAAACGATCTGGGCATATCCCTTAGAGCCGCAAGGTCTAACGACGCTTCGGGCAACTATAATCCGATGTCGCGCATTATGACCCTCTTCAAAGGGCGCGGCCAAGATACGCTGATCGCGCACGAGATTCTGCATCACGCGGAACGCATGATGCCCGAGGACATACAGGCTGGCATTCGCGCGGAATGGCTCTCTCAAATCACAGGTATGCTAGACGCCGCCATCAGAACAAAAGACACGGAAATGGTTGAACATATCCGCGACGCATTGGCTGCGGCAGCAGGTGATACCGCCGCCTACAACCGCGTTGCGGACGGCATACGGAACGGAACGCTATCGCAAGACTTCTACCAGTACATAAACCCTTCTGAGTTCTGGGCGGTTAACGCTGCCGATATCGTGGCCGCACGCGCCAGCGAGTCTTGGGTTCAGCGCGCGGTGCAGTGGCTCAGAGAGTTCAAGGCTAAGATTCAGGAACTCTTCAACTTCCCCAGCAACGCTGCGGTTATTCGTGGGTTGGACAACGTACTCAACGCCGCAAATGAAGGCGAGCGCCAGAGCCCGAACATGCTCAGTGAGGGCAATACCTTTAATGCTGTCCAAGGCCAACCCGGACCTTCGCTTCCTGTGCCAAGCACCCGCGTAGAAAAAGAAAAAGACCGGCTAACATACAATCTTGTGGACAGGTTCGTAGATCTTAAGAACCTGATGAAGTCCATCAGAGCCCGCGTTGCCAAATTGCCGGAAACTTTAGACGCGTACAGCATGGTGGAACGCCTTACCTCTAAAGTGGCTAAGAGAGTAGAAGACTTTACCCTCCGCGAGCTTGGACCGCTCTTGGAGGATATGAAGATGCGCGGTGTCAGTGTAGATGAACTCGGCAATTACCTGTGGATGCGCGCGGCTCCTGATGCCAACGCTATTATCGCGGCGCAACCCGATACGAAATTCCCCAATTTAGACGGTGCGGGGGTATCGACAACGGACGCGCAAGCATACCTAGCGGCGTTGACACCCAAGCAGCGGACGGCGTTTGAGGCTTTGGCCAAACGTGTGGATGCCATAACCGCGAAGACGCGGCGTGAGTGGGTTCGCTACGGTATGGCGACACTCGACGATGTCCTCAAGATGGAACGCGAGCAGCCGTACTATGTGCCGTTCAACCGCGAAGGTAAGAATATCGGCGCGGGTTCAGGCCAAGGTGTTTCCGTTCGAGGCCCGAATACGTTCCACCGAAAAGGGTCTAAGCTTCCCGTAGTCGATGTGCTGGCTAACATTGTTCACCAGAGAGACCGCGCCATCATGCGCGGCGAGAAGAACATAATCGCGCGTGCGATCTACGCTTTGGCCAAAACCTTCCCCTCCGATATGTGGTCGCTTGCAGCACCAGGAATCACGTCTGCGATAGACGTCGAGACCGGAGAACCTGTGAACGTATTGGATATGAGCTACCAAAAGGACGATAACGTCCTTATGAGTATCCGTTTGGACAAAAACGGCAAGATGGTCGCCCAAGGCGTAGCGTTCAATGAGAGTGACCCGCAAGCTATGCGGATGGTGGCCGCGCTAAAGAACCTAGACTTGCCGTCTTTGGATGGGCTAGTTGGTGCCGCCGCCCAGATCACACGGTACTTCGCGGCTCTTAACACGCAGTACAACCCTGTATTCGGCCTTATCAATCTTACGCGCGACGTGCCGACAGCGTTGCTTAATCTTTCCACAACACCCATTGCCGGAAAACAATTTACGGTTTTGAAGCACGTCTTTCCGGCACTCGCGGCAATCTACAAAGGCGCGAGAACGCAGCGGGCTAAGGGCGCTTCAGCGGCCACCCCGTATGACCTCTACTTTGAACGCCTTCGAAATGCTGGTGGCACTTCCGGGTGGCGTCAGTCTTTTGAAAATTCCGCTGATCGGGGTAAAGCCTTACAAGCCGAACTCGATAGTATGTCTAACGGTACTGCAAAAAAGATCCTGCCCGCCCTAGGTGGTTGGCTATCGGATTACAACACCGCGATGGAGAACTCGACCCGCCTAGCGGCATTCATTACCGCCGTAGAGTCCGGAATGTCCGACGCGCAAGCGGCAAGCCTAGCCAAAAATCTGACGGTGAACTTCGACCGTAAGGGACAGAAGTCGAGCCAGATCGGGGCTCTGTACGCGTTCTTTAACCCCTCCGTGCAAGGCACGGTGCGGACTCTTGAGACGCTGGCGGGCCCCGCCGGTAAGAAGATAATCGCGGGCGGCCTTTTGTTGGGCGCAATACAGGCGGTCTTTCTGGCTATGGCCGGGTTTGATGATGACGATCCGCCGGAGTTTGTGAGACAACGCAACTTCATCATGCCTATTGGCAGTGGGAAGTATGTGTCGTTCCCGATGCCTTTGAGTTTTAACCTTCTGCCCAATATTGGGCGTCTGGCCATGCAGACGGCCCTTCATCCGCAGAACATTGGCAAGAACGTATTCTCCGTATTTGACGCCGCGCTCTCAACTTTCAACCCGTTTGGTTCCGGAGTGACGTTGCAAACCATTACGCCTACGGCGTTAGATCCGTTGGCGGCGATTGCTAGCAATACTGACTGGACCGGTAAACCAATCGAACGCGAAGATTTCAGTGCGCTGGACCTAACACCCGGGTTCACCCGCGCCAAAGATAACGCCACCTTTGTGGGTAAGATCGTAGCCCGCGCGATAAATACCTTGACCGGCGGTGATAAGTACACGCCCGGAGGCTGGAGCCCGACGCCCGACATGCTCGATTATGTCGCCGGACAACTCACGGGCGGCCCCGGACGCGAACTCATCCACCTCGAATCGTCGGTAGAGGGTTGGCTAAAGGGTGAAGAAGTACCGACGTATAAAATACCGGTGGTTGGCCGGTTTTATGGGAATGTGGGCTCGGCGGCCAGTGATAAGGCCCGGTACTTTGAAAACGTAAAAACGCTCAACGAGTTGGAAAACAACGTCAAAGGTATGTTGAAAGACCGCGTGTCCTCCGCCGCGTTTAAGAAAGACAATCCGGAAACTCGACTTATTCCGGCTGTTAACGTGATTAAGAGACAGATAGCGGATTTCAGAAAGCTAAAAGAAAAACCGGGTAACGATACCGTGAAGACAGACGCCCTCATACTTCGGCAGATGCAACGGTTGAATGCCCTCGTCGCTCCGTATGAGGCACCAACAGCTCAACAGAAATTCTTGCGTGATCTGGCACCCTAATAATGTCCTCCTTCTCTCTGAAAGCTGTATTCGAAGCGGTCCATCAAGCTGTCGTTGATGCTGCGGCAGCGGTCGAGAACGCCTCGTGGACGTCTCTTCGCGACCGGTACTTCACTCAAGCAGACGACGGCACCTACGCGCCGAAGACTGTTCGCGTGACTCTACCGCATGTAGACCAAGGTCAGATGACGCAACAACCTTTTGAACTTCCGTTGTTTGCCTTAACCAAGCATCACTCTCTGGCGGTAGATACAATGAAGGTAGAGTTTGATGTAGAGCTGCGCGGTCTGGATAAGCCCGACGACTCTTTGATGGCGGCTATGCCCCGAGGTCTGTTGTCGCGGAACCCTACCGCAAAAGTGTCGATCACCTTCAAAGGCGGAGACGCGCACGAAGGCGTTATGCTGCTGAACGATAAAATTTTAAAATCTTTCCCCCGTTAATTTAAGGAGACCATCCAATGGCCGATAATCTGATTAGCATAAGCGGACAATTCACCGGCCTGCCGATGGCCGACCTGATTGGCGGCCCGTTTCAGGCAGCCTGCGACGCGCAGACGCTGCTAGCCGCAGCGACGGCAAACTTCATTCAGAACGTCGGTATGAAGAAAACCGCTGACGGACTGGAAGCTCTGACGGTTGACTTTAGTTTTGACCGCGCGAGTGCCCCGGACCCCACCACCGGTAAGGTAACGGTAGAGACTGTAGATCTGAAGGTTCCGCTGTTGGCTATCGTCAACACTCCGAACCTCTCGATCAAGGAGGCCGAGGTCAACTTCACGATGTCGGTGTCTTCGTCCGATAGCAGCTCAACTTCGTCGGATTCGTCGGCCACTATGGACGGTGAAGCCAAGATGAATTACGGGATCTTCTCGATGAAGATCAACCTACACGGCAGCGTCGCGTCACACAGCGCATCTACACGCGCGTCAGACAACTCCGCTAAGTACGATGTCCGCGTTCTGGCCCGCGATGACGGCCCGCCAGAAGGTCTGATGAAGATGTTGGACATGCTGCAATCGGCCATTACACCGATTCCGGCCGCTGTTGTCCCCGCGAAGTAACTACTCACACGACCAAACTTCGGTCTGCGTTAGCAGATCCGTCGGAACGCCTGTATTGACGGTAAACGAACGGTCTTCGAACAACGTCCGGTTAGTGGGTTGAACCGTTAACCGGCCGTTGTTTAATTCTATAAAACTAAATTCTTTGCCCTGCTCCGGCGTTCGAGTATAGCCGTCGCCAAAATACGCGGCGGTGAACAGATAGATACCTTGCGCGGCCTTCGTCTTGACCCGCATCTCACGCAGATATGCGTACTCATGCAGGCTAAACGTATCGCCGTAGCAGTCCCACATCTGGGCGTCTTCGATTGCCCAGATAGGTTCTGGCGTTTGATTGAACGCAATGGCGTGCGGCGGTAGGGATCGATAGACGGCTCCGGACTCCAGCATGACGTTCAGACCCCAAGCTCGGCCGAACTGAGATACTAAGCCGAACCATACGGCAGGCTCGAAACCCACTCCGTTTTTTCGAATGAAAGCCGAGTCCACGAAGACATACTTGTGAATGGGTAGACTTGCTATGTACAAGCTCACAACCGTCTCCAGGGTGTAGCATTGGTAATATGCCCCGCGAGTATGCGTTGGTGTAGCGTCAGCGGCGGCGCAGGCGCAAACAAGCGGCGCAAGAAATCAAAAATCTTGGTCATGTTTCTTCTCCTCGTACAATTTCCCATCAAGCCCGCAAGCGCCTGTCTCCGCGCGGCAGTGCATAACCAGAGTGCCGTCCGGCACACCGGGGGCGTGACATTCACCCAAGCTCGTTGGTGGGAACACACTGTGAGCACACCCCATGCAGAACCTATGGCTAATGTTCACAGTTTCTTCTTCCTGTAATACTCCGCGATAGCTGCGGCGCGGGCTTCGGGCGTGACTGTTGACCAGTCAAAGGCCTTGGCTGGTCGGCCGCGCCGGTACTGCACCTGACCCACTTTTCTCGCAGCTTTGTCTGCCGCTTCGGCGGCCGACGGTGGGTGGTTTGCCATGGTCTTTTTGCTGCTCATTCGGGACTCTGGCACTTGTGCAGAACCGCCGCGTAACCTGCGATATCTACCATGGAGTCTCTGTGCGTCGGCGTCGCGAGCAACCGCGCAACCTTGAGTTGGATTAAACAGAGCGCGACTTGACTCGGCGTCACCTCCTGACCAAGCACAACCGACCAGAGGCGCGCCGTCGCTATCATGTTGGGTGCGGGGCTTCCGTAGACGCGCCCTCGCTCTTCTACTGTGCGGGCCGCTTCTAGCAGCATGTCCTCGTCGGTTGTCATACCTGCCTCGCTGTCTTGAGGAGTTCAATACGTTCGCGTGAGACGCGCAAACTATTGTACCGTTGATGTAACCGTTCAAGTACAGCCACACGCCGTTTGCCTACACGTTCCTCCTCCAACAAACGAAGCACTTGCGCTTCGGTGTACAGATTCAGCGTGTGATTAAGTTCTCGCCAGTTCAATTCGATTCTCCAAAGCATGTATGGACGCCGAGACTTTCTTGAGCCCTCTTCGGGCTGTGTGGAACACACGCGTCCGGATAACTTTCTCCGCCCTAGCGGCCTTCAATTTAGCCTTTAATACTTCTACACGTTTCATCGTAACGCCTCTAAAGCTACATTCGAAATAGATCTTTTATCCTTTAACGCGGCCCAGATCTGCTCGTCTACAGTACCCTCGGTAGTCAGCACATAACACCACACATCGTGCCGTTGACCTGAACGGTGCAGGCGGCCAATGGTTTGTTCGTACAACTCCAACGACCACGGCAGCGCGAAGAACACAATTCTGCACCCGCCGAATTGCAAGTTCAGCCCGTGACCCGCCGACTTAGGGTGCACCAACAGAAGCTCAATCTCTCCCGCGTTCCAGCGGTCAATTACATTCGGCGCATCCAAGGTCTCCGCTCGTGGATACCGCCGTTGCAGCTCGGCCAGCTCCTCGCGGTACTGGTACGCGATGATCGTATTGGCGTGTTGGTTCTCGGTTAGAAGATTGTCCAGAAGGTCGAGCTTGCAATGATTAAGCCAACGCGAAGTCTGCGTTGTGATAAACTTACCGGGAGTGTTGGAAGGAGTGGTGTTGGTTATGTAGACGAACCCGCTGGCCATCTGTTGCAGTTTGCTCGTCACAACCCCAGCGTTGGCCGCGATAGCGACCTCACCAGGAAACTGGAGCACGAACTCTTTTTTCATTTCCTTGTATGCTTCCATCGGCATGGCACATTTCAACCGCACAACATGCAGCGGTGGTAGCTTATCCTTGTACTCGCCCGGCTCCAGCAAGAACGTGGACGCCTTGATGCGGGCCATTACTTGTTCGAGACTACCCTTGCGGGGCTCCCACTGACCAAACTCCGGGTTGACGAGCGTGAAATACTGCTGCTGAAAAGCACCTTTGCTGCGGCCCAGAAGGGTCTGATCGATGATCTTGCACTGGCCGAACACATCCTCCAGCCCGTTACTTGTGAAAGAACCGGTCAGACCCCACCGGACGTTGCAGTCTAATTGTTTGAGCAGAGCCTTAAAGCGCGCGCCGGACGGGTTCTTCAGTCGGGTTAGTTCGTCAAAGACCACGCCGTCGAAGTGCATATGCGGCAATGTCTGAAGGTTATCGTAATTGGTCACAACGATCTTTGCGTCCGACGCAAACGCGGCCGCTCGTTGTTTGGGCGTGCCGACGGCTATCGCAATACGCAGGCGCGGCGTCCAGAGCGCGGCCTCCTTGGGCCATACCGACTCCGCCACCCGTTTAGGGGCCACGACGAGGAATCGTTTGACCACGCCGTCGCGCAGTGCATCCCTCATCGCGAGTAAAGCAATAGCCGTCTTGCCCGCACCAACGGGCGCGAGGATCATCGCCCGCTTTTGCGAATAGAGAAAATCCGCAGCGTCTTCTTGGTAAGGTCTAAGCGTCATAGCGTGGGGGTTGAAAGCCAGACATGAATATATCAACCTCTTCTTTCGTGCTGAGACAAATATAGAGCTGGTTCAAACGAAGCATATCCATGGCAAACATATCTTGAAGCGCCGAGAACCTTCCACCCAACGTCTTCAATTCGACAAACCAAGTGTCGCCGTTTGGAAAGCACGCGATACGGTCTGCTACGCCGCGCCTGCCGGGCGACGTGAACTTCCACGTCTTGCCCCCCATGCGCTCTACGGACCACACAAAATGCTTCTCTATCTCCGCCTCACGCATCTGTGGGCTCCAACGTCTCGACATATAACTTTGCATTCGGGCCGCACGCACCAAGAGCATCCCGACATTCGGATGTGATTGACTTGCGCGCGTCTGGATGGCCGCAGTACCCCAGCTCGTGCGGTGGCCAGACGCTGTAAGCGCATTGAATGCAGTACATAAGTCTTTGATCGCTAACGCTCATCTTCATCTCCTGGATAAATCACTTGCTCCCAACGCGGTAACGCCTCAAGCAATACACGTTCTAATAATCCGCGATTGCCCATACCAAGTCGTTTGCGTAGCGCGGTGAAGCGTTTAAATAACTCGGGTGATATGTCGCATTGTAGTGCGGCGCGAGGGTTTGGCGTCATGCCGACCCCGACCACGACCGCGACCACGCCCCCGACCGCGACCCCGGCCACGACCGCGCGCCCGACCCCGACCCCGGCCACGACCCCGCCCCCGACCACGACCCCGACCACGACCACGACCGATATAGCTTTTTCCTGGTCATCATGGCGCGGCTCCTATTTGAATGTGCCAAAACTTTCTATTGCTGCAGTTTGGACATACCAATCGTGCGGGAGTTTTTGTGCATCTTTCCAAGCCAAATCATTAAACGCGCCTGTTTCATAAACGATGGAAGCACTCGTCAACTTAACGCATGTATCATTCACCCCGATCAGCTTGCCGGTGTAAATATAAACGCCGCAAAACAATGTCACCGTCTGACCCATCAGAGAAATTAAGCCTTCGTCTGTAGTGCTATCGACTAGAATTTTCATTTTAGTGTCCTTTGTTGTGTTTGGATTTAATCAACTCAATCATTTAATTTATCTAAACCACCACTGGCCCGTCACCAACCGGCCAGCAACGGTCAGTACCGTGCCGAGGCATATGAACAGGCCCATGGCGTAAATTGTCCACTGCGCGGCGACAGATACGAGGCCGAGCCGCCAAGCAACACCCGCCAGCCACTGAGCAACGGCGCTGAACAGCAGAGTGGTCAGCATGATTAGCACTACGGAACAACACAGCGCGGCGATAGCTTCGATGTCGTCTTTCACGCTTTTACCCCCATAAAATCCGGGCGAGCCCGGCATTTCCACGTCGCGATATGCGCTTTGTGATCTCGGTAATACTGACGATACGCAGACACAGCGTCGTTCTGTTTACATTCGTCTGGCATTGCTTGGGCAAACGCCATCAACGGACCCGATGGAACCGACGTCGGCGGCTCGCGCAGCCCTTCGATTACAGCCCGGCACTTATGGTCTTTACCGTATCTATGGGTGTACTCGTCGCAAAGCGCTAACCCTAGTCTTACCAGCCATTCGTAGTTGCCGCTCGTCGCACCGGCCCAAAGTGTGCATGGGTGATTTTGGTGCGTGGGCTTGTACGGTGCATTCGGTGCGTTAAGTGTACACAGCATCTGCGCTGTCTCCAGCGGCATCTTAACAACATGCTTGTCGAGGTGCATTTCAGCAGCCATGATGGGGTCGGCGTGGAGTGCAAAGATGTTCATCCATCTTCTGTAAACCGTCAAAAACTTATTGACAAGTTATTTCTTGCCACCATAATCCGCCCCCGCCAAATAAATTAAAAGGATCTCAAGTGACCCATTCAACAGTTGTCGGCGGAAGCACCGCCAAACGCGTTCTTGCGTGCCCCGGTTCTGTTGCGCTCTGCGCTACCATGCCGCCAAAACCCAGCAGCATATTCGCGGACAAAGGTACGCTACTGCACGAGGTGATCGTTCGCGCATTAGACGGTGAGACTGACTTTGTCGGCACCACATACGCTAACGAGACGTTCTCGCCCGACATGATGGTCAACAAGATTGAACCCGCGCTGGCGTTGCTGGATGAAGTCGATCCCTCGCAGAGCATGGATTATGTCACCGAGGCCGCCGTGACGTTCGGCACCCACATTCGGGGCGCTTTCGGAACTGTCGATCTTCTAGGCCGACGCGGCGATACGGCCATTGTGCTGGACTGGAAGTTCGGCGACGGCGTAATCGTAGAAGCCGAGGAGAATGAACAGCTCATGTTCTACGCCGCCGCCGCAATGCGGACGCCAGATACTATGTGGGCTTTCGAGGACGCCGCCGAGATCGAGTGCGTCATCATTCAACCCCCGTTTATTAAGCGTTGGACAACCACGGTCAAACGTATCCACGCATTTGAACGAGAGCTGAAGCGTGCGGTAATCGCGTCCGCTCAACCGGATGCTGTGCTGGCTATCGGTAGTCATTGCCGTTGGTGCGCTGCAAAGCCTGTCTGCCCGCAGATGACCGGCGCTGTTGACCGGGCGGTGAAGACTCAACTGCTGGCGCTTGATACGCAGGCTCTTGGCGCTGCGCTTGAAACCGCAGAAGTGTTGGAGGGTTGGATCGACGATCTACGTTCTTTGGCCACGCGTATGCTGGAGGGTGCGACTCCGGTGCCGGGGTGGAAGCTAGTCGCAAAGAGGGCCACTCGCAAATGGATCGATGAATATAAAGCTATTACTGATCTGGAAGCGCTCGGCGTCGAGCAACCAACAAAGACAGAAATTATCTCACCCGCGCAAGCGGAGAAAATACTTAAAAAGAAATTACCCGACGGACTGACTGTGTCTGTCTCGTCGGGCAATACCCTCGCCGCCGAGGATGATCCTCGACCCGAGGCGTTGCTACTGGGTAAGCAACTTTCTGCTGCCCTCATTAAACTAGGAGCACTCTAAAATGGCTAACGAAATGAGCACGTTCTCGGCAGCGGGATTGCCGCAAGTCAACTCACTTACTGCCGCTCTGCGCGGTTTGCAACCAGCCTCCGGTGGTGGCGGGTTTGCAATTCTTAAGATGGATAAGACCGGGCATTGGGTCTACGGCGCTGACCAGACCGAAGTCGAAGACGGCAGCCTCTGGGCCGTTAACCCGTTCTCGTTTGTTCACGGGTACATTGCTTGGGGCGACGGTGTCGTGCTGGGCGAAAAGATGACCAGCATCTCAAACCCAAAACCGCAGATCGACGGCGCGCCCGCTGGCTCATCGCGCGGTTGGGAAGATCAGATCGGCATGTCGCTCAAGTGCGTGAGCGGTGAAGACGCTGGGCTCGAAGTGCGCTATTCGAGCACGAGCGTCGGCGGTAAGCGTGGTGTGCAGGATCTGGGCACCAAGCTCGCCGAGCAAGTTGATAAGGATCAGACTAAACCTGTGGCTATCGTGCTGCTGAAAAAAGAACATTATCAGCACAAGTCCTACGGCAAGATCTTCACGCCCGTCTTTGAGATCACAAAGTGGGCGTCGATGGAGGTAGACCAAGAGCCGGAGCTAGAGTTGCCCACTCCGGCCCCCGCTGGCCGCAAACGTCCGAGGACAGCTTAGTAGACGCCGGGGGTGGGCTTCGGCTCACCCCCTCTTTTTCTGATGGGCTACCCATGATCTGGTTAGATTTCGAAACGCGCAGTCGATGCGACCTCAAGACAAGCGGCGTGTACAACTACGCTCAAGACGCCAGCACGCAAGTGCTCTGCATGAGTTACGCTGTCGATGACGGCGACGTACAGACGTGGACACGAGGCCCGCTGCCTGATTTTACAGGGCACATGATCCACGCCCACAACGCCGCGTTCGAGCGGCTGATCTTTCAATATGTTCTGGACATGCCAATGCCGCCGGAGCGGTTTGTCTGTACCGCCGCGCAAGCGCGAAGCAACTGTCTGCCCGGATCACTCGAAGACATTGGCCGCGCAATGAGCAGCCGAATGCGGAAGGACTTTCGAGGTTCGCAACTCATTCGCAGAATGTGCGTGCCTCCCTTTGAGTACACCCCCGCGCTGATGGCCGAGATGATCCAATACTGTGAGCAGGATGTGCGCGCTATGCGCGCAATCAGCAAAGCCCTGCGGCCCCTGTCGGCAGAAGAACTGGCTGACTATCACGTTAATGAGCGAATAAACGACCGTGGTGTCATGCTTGATCTGCCGCTGGCCGAGGCGGCAGTGCGCTACGCCGCCGCCGAGATGACCGAAATTCAAGACATAGTCTGCGAGGTGACACAGCGAGAAATTGTCAGCGTCCGCAGCACGCGGATGAAAGACTGGGTCTGGGATCGTGTTGGCCCCCAGTCACAAAAACTGATGACGCTTATGAAAAAGAAACGGGCGCACAGGTGTCTTGACAAAACCGTTCGAGCCAGCCTGCTGGTGCTGGCCGAGGAAGACTCCACCGAGGTGCCGCCCGACGTGGCTGATGTGATTCAGTGCGCGGACGACTTATGGGCCAGCAGTGTCGCCAAGTTCAACCGCCTTGCGGGGTTAGCCGACGAGGATGACCGCCGCGTGCGCGGTGCGTTCGTCTTCGCAGGCGGCGGGGCCACCGGCCGCGCAGCGTCCTACGGCGCGCAGGTTCATAACTTCACTCGCAAATGCGCCAAAGACCCCGAGGCTGTTCGCGCGGCTATGGTTGCCAGCGCCCCCATCGTGCCTAAGTTTGGACGGCGGGTGACCGACGTGCTGAAGGGAATGCTGCGGCCCGCTTTAATACCGGCGCACGGCAAGCAGTTTATCGTCGCCGACTGGGTCGGCATCGAAGCGCGCATGAACCCGTGGTTGTCCGATAACGCGGCTGATGTGCTGAATGTGTTCCGCACAGGCCAAGACATCTACGTTCGCGAGGCCAAAAAGATATTCAACACTCAAGAGATTACGCCTGAGCAACGTCAGGTTGGTAAGGTCGCGGTGCTCGCCTGCGGTTACGGCGGCGGGCATGGTGCGTTTGCGATGATGGCCAAGACCTACGGCGTACAGAAGACCGAGGACGAAGCTCGAAAACTTGTAACCAAATGGCGGCACGCCAACCAGTGGGCCGTTAACTATTGGTCAGAGCTGGAGATGGCCTATCTGTCGGCCATGAAGTATCCCGGCCAAGACTTCAAGGCCGCGCGGGTGGTGTACAACTACGACGGCACACACCTCTGGTACGATCTGCCAAGCGGCCGCCGCCTGTGTTACCCGTTCGCCCGCCTGACCGGCGACGTGGTGTCTTATCTGAAAGCCTCATGGAAACCCGCCGCTGACGCGGTTGAATGGCCGCGACACACGCTGTGGAAGGGTCTAGCCTGCGAGAATATCTGCCAAGCATCCGCGAACGATATCCTACGGCACGCGCTACGCGGTCTGGACGACGTCGTGCTTCACATACACGACGAAATTGTTGTGGAGTGTGAGGAAGATCGCGTTGAGGAGATGCGCCGCGTGATGTGTACTCCGCCCGCTTGGGCTGAGGGTCTGCCGTTGGATGTCGAAATCAAAATTATGTCGAGGTATGGGAAATGAGAGACTTCATTGCGTTTCTGGCGGCGCTCGCTCCGGAAGGCGAGACGCTACTGCTGGTCAAACAGAAGCGCACCGCGCTCGTTCATAACGACGGCACTCCGAAGTATGTCTGGCCCGCGATGATGCCCGACGCGTTTCGTGAAGGCGGCGCGTGGTACGCCAACACCGGCAGTTTCATTCTCGACCGTCTTACGGCGCGCGTGTCCGCAGCATCCGCCAACGCCACACACTGTCTCGTCTTGGTTCTTGACGATATCGGCACGAAAAGCAAAGTCCCGCCGCTAAAGCCGAGCTGGATTATCGAGACATCCGCAGGCAATTTTCAATACGGTTATGTGCTCGGCGTTCAGCCAACAACCGGCGACTTCAGCGCAGCTATCATAGCTATCGCAGCGGCGGGCTATACCGACGGCGGCGCAATCAATCCAGTCCGCAACTTCCGTATACCCGGCTCGATAAACTACAAGCGCGGCGATTTCGTCTCTCGCCTCGAAGCCTTCAACCCCGAGCTAGAGTACACGCTGCCTGAGATATGCGCTGCGCTTAATGTCGTTCCGGCCCTAGCCGATACGGCACAAACGCGCGCCTTGCGTATTCGCGACGATGGCAAAGACGATGTACTTGCATGGCTCGACAAGCGCGGCAACATCATGGAGCCGCAGAACGGCCAAGGGTGGTTGGGTGTGCTCTGCCCCAACGCGCTTGAACACTCCGACGGCAACACGATGGGCCGCTACATGCCCGCGACCCGCTCGTACACTTGCTTTCACGAGCATTGCGGTGATTGGGACTCGCGGCGTTTTCTTAACTGGGTCGAGCAAGAAGGCGGTCCGAAGCATCAGCCCGGCTTGCGTGATACACTAATCGCGGGTGTGATGGCCGACGCGTTGGCCAAGATAAGCCCCACCGGCATGTTCACTGATGACGCCGCCCTTGTGCTGGCCGACATCGAACGCCGTGAGTTGGGCCGGTTGGACCGGGCCGATTGGTGGTCACGCTTTGCCTATGTGCAAGCCGATGATAATTACTTCGATCTCACCACACGCGGTGAGTTGTCGCGCTCGACCTTCAACGCGGTTTACCGGCACATCAACTGCCGTTCCATTCACAACGGCCGCAAGATTGAAGCCAGCATATCCTTCGACGAAGAGCGCGAGATACAGAAAGCCAAGATTCTTGCCGGAATAACCTACGCCGCTGGCGAGCCGGTGCTAGTGCCGCGCACCGGAGAGCTGTTCGGCAACCGCTGGCGCGACGCCCGCCCGGCATCTTCGGCAGGCGACATTCAACCCTGGCTGGATCACTGCGCCGTGCTTGTGCCCGACGCCCTTGAGCGGGAGCATTGCTACAACGTGATGGCCTACCGCGTGCAGCACCCCGGCCAGAAGATCAACCACGCCGTGCTACACGGTGGTTTGGAGGGCTGTGGCAAAGACACGATGTGGGCCCCGATGATCTGGGCCGTGTGCGGGCCGCAGCTACACAACCGAGGGATCATGGACAACGACACGGTGTCCAGCCAGTGGGGCTATCAACTTGAATCCGAGGTGCTGCTCATCAACGAGCTGCGTGAGCCCGACGCGGCGCAACGGCGCGCCTTTGCAAATAAGCTGAAGCCAATCATCGCAGCGCCGCCGGAGTACCTACCGATCAACCGAAAGGGTCTGCACCCCTACATGATGCTCAACCGGATCTTCGTGCTGGCGTTTTCGAACGACCCCTCGCCGATCTCGCTGTCTTCGCAAGACAGACGCTGGTTCTGCATCTGGTCCGCCGCTCCGCGTATGCTGCCCGGCCCGGCCGTAAAACTTTGGGACTGGTACAGCAAGAGCGGTTTTGTCTCCATCGCCGGTTGGCTTCACGCCCGTGATGTGTCGAAATTCAATCCAAAAGCCGCACCGCCAGAGACCGAGTTCAAGATCAATTTGATCGAGCACGGCATGAGCACCGCAGAGGCCGTGCTGGTGGACATGATGAACGAACGACGCGGGGAGTTCGCACGAGGCGTGATCGGGTCGCCGTTCTATTCGGTCTGCGCCAAGGTCAGCACCGACATGCCGATTGGCACTAAAGTACCCCCCGCAGCGCTGCTGCACGCCCTTCAGGAGGCGGGTTGGAAGGACATGGGCCGCATTTCGTCCACGGACTACCCCTCCAAAAAGCACATATTCTGCGCCCCCGCCCTGACACACCTGAATAAATCAGATTTGAGGCGTATCCTTGAGGACGCCCCCGCAAAACTTAGCGTTGTCAAGTAGGCACCTTTTCGGGTTATGTTAGCATTTAACCCGCGCCGAGGAGTTTCGATGACCGACCCCGTTGTAACCGAGACTCGGCTTAACTCACACGAAGAGATCTGCTCTGAACGCTACGCAGATATCAAAGAGGCTTTTAAAACCATTCACAACCGGCTTGATAAAATTATGTGGTCTATGATGGGTGTTCTACTCGCCATGGTCGGCTGGCTGTTAGTAAACGGCGTGATGTGGAAGACTTAAAGAACGATCTAATTGCTGACGAGGGTATTCGGCTAAAACCGTATCTATGCCCCGCCGGTAAGACAACTATCGGCGTCGGCCGAAACTTAGATGACGTCGGCATTACCGAGGCCGAGGCTATGACCCTGCTTGATGATGACGTCGCTCGGGTCACGGCACAGCTCGCTAAGGCCCTTCCCTGGCTGCAAGGCAACAACGTCCAGCGCGCCGTGGGTAATATGACTTTTCAGATGGGCTTGGGCGGGGTGCTGAAGTTCAAAAAGATGTTAGCCGCTCTACAGGTCAAGGACTACACCACGGCTCGTAGAGAAGCCTTAAACAGCGCGTGGGCTAGACAAACACCGCAGCGCGCAAAACGTGTAACCGACTTAATGAAGGACGATTAAAATGGACACGACAAAATGGTACGCTAGCAAGACTTTGTGGGTAAACGTGGTCGCCGCCGTAGCCACGTTGGCCGGTGTGTTTAAGTTGGATTTGGGCCTGACGCCTGAAGTTCAGGCGACCGTGGTGACCACCATTCTTGCGCTGGTCAATATCGGCTTGCGCCTCGTGACCAAGACGCCCGTTACCACCTAATGGGTTTCATCAAAGCGGTCTTTGGGGCACTCGGAGCTATCTTCGGGTTTCTCAAAGACCGGCAACTCATCAACGCGGGTAAGGCGGAACAGGCCAATGAAGATGCTCAGGCTACGCTCGACGCCGTGGCTGCGGTTGCTGTGCCTATTACCGACGCTGACCGTAGCCGCGTGTGGGACCGTCTCCAAACCAAGTACGGACCCAAACCGGGTGTGCCTACTGATCCCGTCGCCTGACCTGACAAGCCCCACTAAGTGGATGATGGACTACGCGGTGGTGTGGTCTGAGCGGTTGGGGTGTGGGTAAAAAAAGGGGGGTGAGCCTAAGCCCACCCCCGAGAGGTTATGCGTAAGTTTTGTCAACGTGCTTCGGTGGCTTGCCAATGCCGTCGTGAACTAGCCCAACATAGCGAACCAGTTTTAGTTTAGCGTTGGTGTCGTGGTTGTACACGCCCTCGTGGTCTGCCCACCATTGCTCAATTCCGTCGAGTGCGTATATTTTGACGTTGGGGTTTTCCTTGATGTCGAAAAGGTGCCCCCAGTCTTTCCGCACTTGTTTGTGGAGTGCGCGGATCATCTCGTCTTGATCGTCGCCCTCAATCCACGACGACCCACCGCCGATTAAAGAGATGGCGAGGTAAGTGCGGGCCTCAGTCTTGTCGTTCACCTTGGCTTGTGCCATGATGTCTATTCCTTCTTCACAATGTCAAAGACCCCGACGCGTCAACGCCGGGAGTCACCCCCGAGTGGGCGCGACAAGAGAAGTATAGCATAAGGGGTCTGCGCTTTTTGCCGGTTTTTGGGACATCACTTCAATCACGTTCCAATAATCCACGCCCGCTTGAACAAGTTGCACATGGCTGGCCGAAAAGATTTCGCTTGGCTTGAACAACTTGCACATAAAATCGCGGCTTTTCGAAATGTCGAGTCAATGAAACTGGGCTTAACTATTTTTACAAAGGTAGGTTTTATGAAATACCTCGTACTGCTTGTTTTGATGACCTCGGCAGCCTCGGCAGCCGAGTTTGCAACGTGCAAGGGTGAGTTCGCTTTCTGCGGCGCGAGCCCGGCAACGCCGACCGGACAATCGATCACGGTGCGTACCGCAACCGGAACAGCGCAGTTCCGCGAAGCCGTGGCAGTCTGCCCAATTATGAAGGGCACGGCTTTGGCCGACCTGAACGGCGGCAACATGAAGGGTAGCTGTAGAGCTGAGACGGGTCATGTCTGGAGCTTACTCTTCCCGTACAAGGCCGCTCCGCAGGCTCCGACGTGGGCTTCTGCGCCGACCAACCCGCACACCTTCGTGACAACTGAAGCCTATCAAATGACGAATATGTTCAGCTTCTCGTGCAAGAAGGCGAACGTCGTTAACGGTGTGCGGTTGGCTAATTGCTACGGCCCGATCAACGAGAATCTGGACGGTACACCCCTTGCGCTTGGAGCGCTGGTGTTCTCGGGCGCGCCCGCGAATGTGGCCTTCGCCGTATCGGCCGCAGTTCCGAAGTAAAGACGGGGCCTGTAGCTCAATTTGGTTAGAGCAGGCCGCTCATAACGGTCTGGTTGCAGGTTCAAGTCCTGCTGGGCCCACCACTTCGCCTTCACCAAGTGACATATGCGTTAAGGCGCAGGGTTAGTTGCGCTACCTTGGCCTCGGCGGCTTCGGCGCGGGCTTCAACGTGTTGCAGTGAGCTTTTGATGTGGGCCAATAGGGCGGCGCGGTCGGCGTGGGCCTCTACAGCCAGACCTAGCACTATCGTAGCATTGATAGGCGGGCGCTGCGATAGAATGGCAACGCGGCAAGCCTCATGCCGCCTCTCGATCTCCGCAATATCCGGCGGGAGAGGGGCGGTCGGCG